GCTGGAAGGGTGCTTGGGCTATATCCTCTCTTACCAAACAAGGTGAATGTTGGAAGGGACAAAAGTGGCGAGATTTTTTATACCTACGCTCGAACCTCGGATGAGAATCCAAACTTCAAGGACTACGGAACGGTGGTCCTTAGAAAACAGGATGTCTTGCATATACCAGGGCTTGGATTCGACGGCCTGGTGGGCTATTCGCCGATTGCGATGGCGAAGAATGCTGTGGGGATGACACTCGCTTGTGAGGAGTATGGCGCTAGTTTCTTTGCTAATGGAGCGAATCCTGGTGGTGTTCTTGAACATCCCGGTGTGCTTAAGGACCCTAAAAAGGTCCGTGATTCTTGGAATGAAGTGTACCGGGGAACAAATAACGCCCACAAGGTGGCTGTTCTGGAAGAGGGAATGAAATACCAGCAGATCGGTATCCCACCGGAAGAAGCTCAGTTTCTGGAAACAAGAAAATTCCAGATCAATGAGATTGCAAGGCTGTACAGAATCCCTCCACACATGGTGGGAGATCTTGAAAAGTCTAGCTTTTCCAATATTGAGCAGCAATCGCTTGAATTTGTGAAGTATACCCTTGATCCCTGGGTGATTCGGTGGGAGCAGGCATTGCAGCGGTCACTACTGCTGCCTAAGGAAAAAAGCGAATACTTCATAAAGCTTAATGTTGACGGACTGCTTCGAGGCGATTACCAAAGCCGTATGAATGGCTACTCGATTGGAAGGCAAAACGGCTGGTTATCTGCCAACGACATCCGCGAGATGGAGGATATGAATTCTATTTCTGAAGATGAGGGGGGAGACTTGTATCTCATAAACGGCAATATGACAAAGCTCAAGGATGCCGGAGCTTTTGCAAACACAGGTGAGCAATCTACCGGCAACTCAAACTTAACAGAAAGGAAGTGATACAACGATATGAAACGTAAATTTTGGAATTGGGTAAGCAATGAAGCCGGAAGGACCCTGTTTCTCAACGGAGAGATCTCGGACGAAACCTGGTACGGCGATGAGGTTACTCCAAAAATATTTAAGGATGAACTGAATTCCTGCACCGGGGATATTACTGTTTGGATTAATTCCCCAGGCGGAGATGTCTTTAGTGCTGCACAAATCTACAACATGCTGATGGACTACCAGGGCAATGTGAAAGTCAAAATTGATGGACTCGCTGCTTCAGCGGCTTCGGTCATAGCGATGGCTGGTACGGAGGTTTTGATGTCTCCAGTGGCCATGATGATGATCCACAATCCCATGACCGTTGCCATTGGCGATTCCAGTGAGATGCAGAAAGCAAGCGAAATGCTCGCCGAAGTTAAGGAAAGCATTATGAACGCCTATGAAATCAAGACAGGACTTTCAAGGTCCAAGCTTTCACATCTGATGGATGCTGAGTCCTGGTTCAATGCCAAGAAGGCAGTGGAACTGGGCTTTGCAGATAAAATCCTGTTTGACGGTGATGAGGAGAAACAGAAGGAGCCGCTAGAAGCCATGATGTTTTCACGTTCAGCGGTGACAAACTCTTTGCTCTCAAAACTTATCCCACCTAAGACTGAAAACAAAACACCTATTGAACAGCTCGAAAAAGATTGAGCCTGCTGGCTCACTAAAATTAAGGAGGAAAACTTATATGAACACAATTCTTGAACTTAGGGAAAAACGCGCTAAAGCATGGGAAGGGGCAAAAGCCTTCCTAGACAGCAAGAGGGGTGCAGACGGGCTGCTTTCAGCCACAGATACTGATACCTATGAAAAAATGGAGACAGATGTTATGAACCTCGGCAAGGAAATTGAGCGTTTGGAGCGTCAGGCATCGATCGATGCTGAACTTTCACGCCCCACATCTTTACCGATTACTAATCAGCCTGGAGCGAATCCGACGGGAGAAATGAAAAAGGGTCGAGCATCCGATTCCTATAATCAAGCTTTCTGGAAAGCTATGAGAAACAAGAATAGCTATGATGTACAGAACGCCCTGCAGATTGGTACCGACTCCGAAGGAGGCTACTTGGTACCAGACGAATTCGAGAGAACCTTGATTGAGGCCTTGGATGAAGAGAACATCTTTAGAACAATGGCGAAGGTCATCACAACTTCCTCAGGGGATAGAAAAATTCCGGTCGTCGCATCCAAGGGAACGGCTTCATGGGTAGATGAAGAAGGACAAATCCCAGAAGCAGATGATGCTTTCGGGCAGGTTTCAATCGGTGCCTACAAATTAGCCACTATGATTAAGGTTTCAGAAGAACTCCTTAATGATAGTGTTTTTAATTTGGAGAGCTATATCGCTAAAGAGTTTGCTAGAAGAATTGGAGCAAAGGAAGAAGAATCGTTCTTCATCGGGGATGGCACTGGTAAGCCTACAGGTATCTTTAATGCCACTGGCGGTGCGCAGCTTGGCATCACAGCAGCTTCAGCTACAGCCATCACTATTGATGAGGTCATGGATTTGTTCTACAGCTTGAAATCGCCTTACAGAAAGAACGCAATTTTCGTCATGAACGATGCAACCGTCAAAGCAATTAGAAAGCTGAAGGATGGTAATGGACAGTACATTTGGCAGCCTTCAATTCAGGCAGGGCAGCTGGATACTATCTTGAATAGACCAGTCAAGACATCAGTATATGTTCCTACGATTGCCGCTGGAGCAAAGTCCATCGCTTTCGGTGACTTTGGATATTACTGGGTAGCTGACAGACAGGGCAGGTCATTCCAGAGACTGAATGAGCTTTTTGCTGCGACGGGCCAGGTCGGATTCAAAGCAACCCAGAGAGTTGATGGAAAGCTGATCCTTCCTGAAGCCATCAAGGTGCTTCAGCAGAAAGCGTAGGTGAAAGAGTATGAGTAACGTCAAGAATTATACAGAACAGGGTGGAGAGAAAACTGTCATTGGTGGAACGCTTGAGATTGCAGAGGGTGGCCAGGTTATCGGGCTGCCCTCTGATTTTACACCTGCCGCGTTTCAGGCGGATAGCGTTGCATCAACAATTGCAGGACTGGTCGTTGATTTTAACGTTCTGCTTGCCAAACTCAAAGCGGCAGGGCTTATGGCTACTGAATAATTAAGGGAGGTGGGTGTGTTGATTGTTACACTTGAAGAAGCAAAGTTATATTTGAAAGTCGATGGTGATGAGGACGATACGCTCATCTCTGATTGTATTAATGCCGCAGAGGAGCTTTGCGAGGACATCCTGCGTTTTCCGGTTTCAGAATTTCTTGAGGTTCCAGAAACAGTGAAGCAAGCGGTCCTCTATGCAATTGGTAATCTATACGAGCAGCGCGAGACCATGGATATGAAGTCGATGATAGAACTAATGACGCGTTTACTTTTCGCTTATCGCAGGGAGGGGTGGTAGGCATGAGCATCGGAGAGATGAGACATAGGATCACCTTTCAAAGAATTACTCCAGTGATAAACGAAAACGGCTTTGAGAGTGAAACTCCACAGGAATACAAAACAGTATGGGCTGCAGTTACAAATCTTCATGGCAAAGAATACTTTGCGGCAAAAGCTGTCCAAGCAGAAAATACAGTAAAGTTTACCTTCAGGTTTTTGGAAGGGATTGATCAGACCATGAAAATCCAGTTCCAGGGTAAAAGCTACAACATCAATGCCATCGACAACATCAAGTACAAGAATCGATATATAGAGATTCAAGCTACGGAGGTGGAGACTGATGGCTAGGATCGAACTTGAAGGAATGCAGGAGCTTATCGATAGAGTTAACAAGCTTGGAAGCCAGGGAACAGAGATTAAAAAGAAGGCACTCGATAAAGCTGGAGCCTTAGTCAAGGCAAGTATGGAGCAAAAGGCTCCAAGATCGCAGCTTAGCAAAAAGCACATGGCTGACAACATTCAAGTATCAGACATTGAAAAAGAAAATGGCGTGGATTATGTGCAGATCGGGCCGAACAAGGGAGATAATTCGGAGTTCTTCTATTCGAAATTTACAGAATGGGGTACATCAAAGATTCCTGCTCAGCACTGGGCTGAGAATTCTGTCTTGGAGAATAAAAAGAAAATCAATGAGGTAATCAAAGAGGAACTGGAAAGGGGGCTTGGTGAGCTTGATCAATAAACTGGTCATCGATACATTAAAGCCTCTTGGCGTTCCAGTAGGGTTTCAGAAGTATTCTGGGGCAGAGGCAACTTACATTACCTTCCATGAATATCTTCAGTCCGGTGAGGAATTTGAGGAAGATGTAGAAGCTTTCACAGGGCACTATGTTCAAGTTGATATCTGGACAAAAACAGATTACACCGCTTTAACAAGCAATATTAAATCGCTGCTTATTGCGGCAGGGTTTCAAAGACTAAATGAAGCGGATTTTTACGAACAAGATACAGGCCTCTATCATAAGGGGCTCAAATTTTATTATTTAGAATCAAAGGAGGTCGACTAAATGGCAAGACAAATTGGATTAAGAGACATACACATTGCGCTGCTTACAGACGATGATGAGACAGGCGCAACCTATGCGGCACCAAGTAAGCTGGAAAGGGCAGTCAGTGCCAAGCTTTCGCCAAAGGTGAATTCGGAAAACATTTATTCAGACGATACAGTGGAAGACATCATTGCAGCCTTCGATAGCGTTGATGTGGAAATTGAACTCAATCAGCTGTCCCTTGCAAGCAGGGCAACCCTGCAGGGAGCGAAGGTAGTCAAAGGAGTTCTTATTGAAAGCAAGGAGGATATAGCGCCGACACTGGCACTAGGGTTTAAATCCAAGAAGCATAACGGCAAATACCGCTATGTGTGGCTATTGAAGGGCAAATTCGAACTGGCAACAGATGAATACGACACTGAGGCAGAAAAACCACAGCCTAAAAGTGCAAAACTCAAGGGAACTTTCTTTTCAAGAGACTTTGACGGGAACTTCCGCTTTATTGCCGATGAGGACGAAACAGGAATTGACCAGACCATTATTGCAGGTTGGTTTACAGCAGTACCGGCAGAGCCAACGCCTGCTGTGTAGGAAGGAGTTGATAATACTTGAAAGCAGCTGAACTTAAGAACAAGGGAATCAAATTCAAACTAGGAGATAAAGAATACGAACTGAAGCTCGACATGAACACCTTCTGCGAATTGGAGGAAGTCTACGGGGATCTTAATACCGCTTTTGATGACTTGCAGAAGATGAAGCTAAAAGCGGTCAGGGCGCTCATCTATGCCGCTGTGAAGGTTGAAAATGAGGGAATGACATTAAAAACCGTCGGTGAGCAGCTGGGTTTAAATGATCTAGAAAGGCTCGGAACAGCCATCAACGAAGCACTAAGCAAAGCAATGCCGGAGGTAGAAGAGGCACCGGGGGAAGCGAAAGCCACTTAGGTTCTGATACATGGGACTGGGAGTGGCTTTTTTATTTAGGAACGAACCTTCTTCAAATGAGCGAGGAGCAGTTCTGGAATAGCACCCCGAAAAAGCTGCAGGCGCTATTTAAGGTTTATAAGACAGTCAACGGAATCGATGAGCAGAGTTCCTTTGATACCATTGACAATATTCTGTTCTAAAGGAGGTGAGATGAATGGCAAACGGTAGCAACACAGTAGTAGCCAGAGTAGGGCTTGATGACAGCGGATTCCAGGAAGGTGTAAGCAAAATCCAAAGAAGCCTGAAAGTGGTACAGAGTGAATTTGCAGCAGCCAGTTCAAAGCTTGGGGATTTTGGAAAGTCGACAGATGGACTCAAGTTGAAGGCCGATAGCTTGAATAGGCAGATGGAGCTGCAAAAGGACAAGGTCGCAGCCCTTACAAAAAGCTACCAGGAGAGCGTTGAGAAAAAAGGCGCGGATGCCAAAGCCACTGAGAACCTTAAGATCAAGCTGAACTACGCTAATGCAGAGCTTGGGAAAATGCAGCAGGAGCTCAAGGCGACCACGGAAGAACTGAAAACGAAAAGTTCAGCCTGGTATAAGCTTTCTGAAAGCATGGACAAAGCCGGAGAGAAAATGAAGGCCGTGGGGGACAAGATATCCTCGGCCGGAAAGACCCTGTCTACTGCGGTGACACTCCCTTTGCTTGGGATAGGAACTGCGGCAACCAAGATGGCTATGGATGCTGTGGAATCGGAAAACCTCTTCGAAGTGGCGATGGGAGCTGTGGCGGGTGATGCAAGGAAGTGGTCCGAGGAAACCTCCAAGGCACTGGGATTAAACGCCTACAATGTCAGAAACAATATGGCCACCTACAATGCCATGCTCACCTCCATGGGTCTTACATCTGATGAATCATTAAAAATGTCAGAAGGGCTGACACAGTTGTCCTATGACATGGCATCGTTTTATAACCTTAAGCCAGAAGAAGCCTTCGATAAATTAAAGTCGGGTATCTCTGGAGAGGCGGAGCCTTTGAAGGCTCTGGGTATCCTTGTCAATGACAACACCATAAAGACTTATGCATATGCAAATGGAATTGCTAAGCAGGGTGAGCAGCTTACCGAAGCGCAGAAGGTGCAGGCCCGCTATGGTGCTATCATGGAGGCAACCAAGAATGCCCAGGGTGACCTGGCAAGAACCATGGACTCTCCAACAAACAAGCTGAGGATTATGAAGGAGCAGGCGCAGCAGATAGGGATTCAGTTTGGACAAATACTCATTCCAATCCTTGAGAAGCTGATTGCTATCATCAAGCCTCTGATGGATCAGTTCCAGGGACTTTCCAAGGAACAACAGGAAATGATCGTCAAAATCGCCCTTGTGGCCGCCGCTGTGGGGCCTGTTCTCCTGATCGTAGGAAAGGTGGTTTCCGTCATAGGAACCATTACCACGGCTTTTGGGGCGGTCTCCGGTGCGATAGCAGCAGCAGGTGGAGCATCCGGAGCTGTAGGCGCAGCAATCGCTGCAATTACTGGACCGGTCGGTATTGCCATTGCTGCAGTAGCAGGCTTTATTGCTATATTTGTTTTGCTCTTTAAGAATAATGAGACCTTTAGAAATAGCGTCATCACTGTGTGGAATCAGATCAAGACAATTATGGCTGGTGTATTTGAGGCGATAAAGGCCTTGATACAGGCTTTTGTGCAAGTCGCAGGTGCCATTTGGCAAAAGTATGGAGCAGATATCGTCACAGTAATTTCAGCGGTCTTCAATGTGATCGCATCGGTAGTGACAACCGCTTTGAATGTGATAAAAAACATCATCCAAATCGTGACTAGCCTTATTAAAGGGGATTGGCAGGGTGTTTGGGAAGGCGTAAAGAATCTGACTCAGAACCTGTGGAATGGGATTCAAAGCGTTATAAGCGGAGTGCTAAACCTGATTAAGGGGATTATCTCCGTTGAGACCGGCTTCGTGAAGAACACAATCAGCGGTGCGTGGAATACAGTAAAATCTGTAACCTCGAGTATATGGCAAGGTATCAAGACGGCAATCGAAACTCCAATCAATGCGGCGAAAAACACAGTGAAGAATGCGATTGATGCAATCGTAGGCTTTTTCAGGAATATAAAGTTACCTGAAATAAAGATACCTCAGATCAAATTGCCGCACTTCGAGCTCACAGGCAAATTCAGCTTAAGTCCACCACAGGTGCCGAAGCTTTCAGTCAACTGGTACTCGACAGGTGGAATTTTCTCAAGCCCAAGCGTCATAGGTGTTGGCGAAGCTGGCACTGAGGCGGTTATTCCGGTAGAAAAGCTCGATGAACTCATGGCGAGAGCTTTACAGAAAGTAGGAGTTGGAGCAAAAACTAACGCATCTGAGCCAGGAATTCAAACTGGCAGTGTGACAAACAACTATGACATTACAATAAATAATCCTAAGCCGGAAGCGGCCTCTGACAGCACTCGTAGGGCGCTTCTCAGACAGTCCTATGGTCTGGGATAAAGGGAGGTGGGGCGTGATTTGAAGAATCAAAAGTGGCAGTTCAACGGAGTAGACTTAAACACAAAGGCGTGGTCAGTGATTGAAGTTCCAGAGGGAATCGGTACACCGGGACTCAGAGGCAGCAATTTACAGGTCCCATTCCAAAATGGGAAGCGGTGGATAAAAAAGAGATATGATGAAAGAATCGTGATGCTGCCCATGTGGGTGAGAGGGCTTGACTCTTTAACTGGAAAACTGCCGAGCGGGAAGAGCGAGAATGAAGCATTGTATGGCAACATCGACTATCTAAGCGGTGTCTTCGGTAAACGCGGCCAACACGTACTGAAAAGAATTCTTCCGGACGGAACTGTAAGAGAGGCATTAGCCGAAGTATACCGACCTGTCAGTTTTGGAAAGACTCAGGCTGGACACGCCAAGTTCGCAGTAGAATTTACACTTTCAGATCCGTTTTTCTATGCTTCCCAGACCGCTCTGGAAACACAGATCATAACTTCGATAACCCAGGAGTGGAGCCACAATAATACGGGGAATGCTCCGGTTACAGACGCAATCATCACTTTAACTGGTCCGATGGAATCACCAAAGCTTGAATGCCTAGACAGCGATGTGTGGATTCAGT